CTTCTGAACAATTTGTTTGTGTAAAGTAATTTAGCGTTTAAAAGGTTTACTTCGTTGATTGTACCTTTTAAAGATTTGATTACTGCTAATGCTTCTTCTAATTCAGCTTGTAGGTTTGCTACTTCAGCTTTCATTTCAGCTGCATCTTCAGCTTTGTCTTCTTCTGAGTTCTCATCTTCTCCGTATCCCATCTCTCTTAATATTTCATCAAGATCGATTTCATCATCAGCCATAGCTGGTTCTTCACCCTCTACTGCTGGTTCTTCAGTTGGTTCAGCTGCTACTGGTTCTTCAACCGGTGCTTCATCACCTTCCATAGCTGGTGCTTCAGCAGGAATTTCTTCCTCACTTTCTTCACCTGCGATTTGTGCTTCTAACTCTCTGATGATAGATTCTAAATCTAACTCATCTTCGTCATCTGCATCCATGTCCATTTCTGGAGCCATGTCTTCACCTTCCATAGCTGCTGGTTCTTCTGCAGGAATTTCTTCTTCTGCACCAAACTCATCTTCGCCTTCAGTAAGGTCTTTAACTTTAGTTTCTTCACCTTCGCTACCTGGCTCACCAGATTGTTTAGAGATTCCACTTAGGTCAGTTTGTGCTGAGTTTGCTTTATCTGCAGGTTGTTTGTTATCACCTTTAGCTATTTCACTTGAAGTATCATTATCTTCATTTACTGCATCTTCCGTATCATCTTCATCACCTTCCATTTCGGCTTGTAATTTTTGAGATAAGATAGATTGTAAACGAGGAGTAAATGCTTCTTCTAGTGCGATTTTAGCATTAGCGATAGCAGTTTCACGTACAGCTTTAGCATCAGCAATTGCTTCTTTCAACAATTTTGAACTTGCCATTTGTTTTCCTTATTTATCGGATTTCTTAAGCTATTAAATTTTGGAGCTTAAATAGAATGTTTTATTGGCGTTTTGGTCACTTCTCATAGAACGAGAGTATTCATTACCAATGGAAAAACCTAAATTAATAGGTTATTATTAAGAATAAATATATAAAAGTTTGTGAAAACGTAATTTTCTAAAGAATTTTTTAGAAATTATTTATTAGGAACACAGTTAGGAACTTGCTTACCACCCTTATCTTTCATGCCAACTTGCTTATATCCTTTCCAACAAGGACCGTCTTCGTTTACTAATGATTCGTTTGCAGCTGCTTGGTAATCTTTTAACCATTTTTTGTAATAGTTAATTAAATCTAAGTTTACTGCTATTGATTTTTTAATATTTTCTTTTTTATTGCTTGGTAAACTTTTATTATCTTTAAGTTGTTGTACTAATAGTTTAATAGTTTCTTCCAAATTTTTAATCAGCATTTCCAATCTCTTTGTTTCGGAATCTTCATTTATTGTACCTTCTCCGAACATACCTACAAAATTACCTTGATATTTGTTGCCACGTGTTCCACTTATTGCTGTTGCAAAGTCCATTCTATCTTTTAATTTTCCTTTAGCTATAAAGTTAAAAAGCTTTTTAGCGTTCAAATTAAAATCATCTATAAATTTTTGTACTGCAATTGCACGAGTACCAGTAAATTTAGCAATTCCCATTGCTTCTCTACCAGCTCCTTCATTTACCGATTCGTTTGTTCCGTATTCGTGATAGTTAGATGATGCTTGTGAAATGAAGTTTTCTGCATTTGTAATATGGTCTTGAATCCAAGCAGGAATATCTTTTTCATCCTCACCCATTTTAGCTTTTAATTCAGTAGCCATCTTAATAATGGTATCTAATGAATTGTTTGCCATAGATACTTCATGGTCTTCACCTTCTCCTTCTTTAATAAATGCGTTTGCAAATGGATTAGAAATTACTTTACCCATTTCAAATTTACCAAATGCTTTTTGCGATATTAATCCTCCTAAACGAATCATAATTATTTCTTTTTACCTAATCTTTCTTTCATTGTATCCACAGGGATATCAGCGATTTCATAGTAACGATTTAAGATGTGACCCATATCTTCATATAAAGAATGTAATCTCTCATCCATTGCTTTTGCTTCAATAGCGAATTTATCAAATGATTTTCCCATCTTATCCAATTCCTGCATATTTCTTTTTACAGTCACAGCATCAAACCAATCACCACTTTCTCTTAATGTCATTTCTTTTGCAGCCTCAACGATAGCACCTAATGTGTTTGCAACCTCAGTCATATCAGATTGTCTTTTCATTTGGTCTTGGAAAGTATTATAAGTAGAAATAATCTCTAAGAAATGTTTTTTAACTTCGTTTGATAGTTTTCTATCTTCTAAATTTTCAGCTAAACTGAATTTACCATTAATTATCTTTACTTCTTTCAAGTTAGTTTTACGGATATCATTGTATGCTTTAGCTACAGTAGTTCCTTTATTGCCATCAACTTTTAAGGTTATCTTATTGTTGTGTACAAAATCGTATATATCAAAATTCTTTGCCATTCTTATATTATTTCAGTTATTATTTCTCTCATTAAGTCTTGTGCTTTACAGTAGTCACCACAAACATCAGTTCCGATTTGTTGTAAACCTCTATTAACTGATTCGTTTACAGGTACCATAAATGCACCTTGTGTAGATGGATTACTTACAAAATCCCAACCAATTAATTCAAAATCTTCCTGTACTTCTACTTTGTTTCCAGACATTGGTCTTGTAGAACCCATACCTCTTGATGAAATACCTAATAGGATACCAGCTTTTAATAATTCTTTTAAGATGTTACCAGACGGAGTAGAAAGTACTTCAACAGTTCCACATAAATCATCACCGTCCCAATGAATCTCTCTAATATTATGAGAAACATTCTTTAAGTTAATTACAGTAGAATCCGGATGGTCTAATTCACCTAATGCTCTACGCTCTTTGATGAATTGCTCATACTTCTTAGCTTCTCTCATTAAGATTTCTTTTGGATAAATTCTTCCGTTTTGATTCTCAGCACCAGCTCTTTGTAGAATACCTTTAACAATGGTTCTTCCACCTTCATCTTCGTGTACCTTTCCCTCAAATAATTTTGTTTCTATTAAAAGATTCTTCATTCTATGTTATTTTTTTTCGCCTTTACCATTCCAAGCGGTATCTACTTTATTAAAAAATGCTTTCTTTTCTTCATCACTCATAGATGGAATAGATTTACCAGCTTTTTCCAATGCCTTAGCGAAAAATGCTTGATATTCATTTTCCTCTACCATTACTTCTTTAACTAATTCTTTTAGTCTTGATTTTGTAATTGTTGTGTTCATATTTTCTTTTTTGTTTGGTAGACCTTTATGTGATGTAGATGCGTAATCTTTTGCATCTTTTTTACTCATTGAATCAGCTGCGTTATCAACTTCTTTAGATGGTGCTTCCATATCTCCTTTTTGTACTGCATGAACCATACCCATAAATCTTTGTTGTGCTTTTGATACTGCTGGCATATTATAAAGTTCTAATTTTTTCTGAAAGATTCATTAACCTTTCTTTTATCTTATGTAAACTCTTATTTGTTCTTTTATAGTAATCTCCTCTCTTAACTCCATTCTCATTCTTTATTTTAGAATACCAGTTAACAAATTTCTCTACTTCACCCAATTGTTGTTTGATAGATGTTACACCTCTACTCATTTTAGCTTTAGGTGAACCATCTCCGTTTTTAATTTCTAACCAACGATTTTCATTTAAACTAGCTTCCTCATCCTCTTTAGCTAATATCATACCACTCTTATCTGCAATTTCACCAGAATCACTACAATCAGTTGCAGTTGGTTTCATTGTTAATGGTTTTTTAGAGTTAGCAGGAACATCGTTTTTTAACCAGTCCTTAGCTTCTTCTAAATCATCAACAACCTCACCACCAGTTACCTTAGCTAATCTTTTATTTTTCTTTCCAGTAGAACCGGGTTTAGAAAATGCATTAGGAGTATCGTATCCAGCAACTGCTCCAGTTCCAGTCATTTCTTCTAATTCCTTTTCGGATTGGATTTCTTTAACTATACCTCTAATTATTTCTTTTAGTCTATTTGACATTTACCTTTGATTTTAATTCTTTGATTAACTCATAAGAAAGCATTATAGATGAAACATTACTATCAGTTACATTTTTACCAATTTTCATTTTTTCTAAAACAGAAATAGTTTCTGATAATTTAATTGTAGTTACTTTATCTGATATTTTAGATTTAATTGTTTTTAGTTCTTTCACAATTTGTGGAAGTTCTACTGCCAAATAATCTTTAAATTTAGTTGTATTAGACATGTTATTGATATACTCTTTTAACAAGCCCTTTTGTTTTTCATCTAAATTTGTGTATTTTTTATTAAAAGTCTCAACAAGAATCTTATAAGTTAATAATCTTAAATCTTTATCTTGCTTTTTATATGATTCAATTAATTTAGTATCCTCTGTTGTTTTGTTAGTTTTAGCCACTGCGGGTCTTGAAATGATGTTCTCAATAAGGGTTACTTTAGAATTGAATATATCTTTAATATCGTAGTTTTCGGACTTTTTAGATTCAAATACTTTATATATTGAAGCTAATACTTTATAGTTAGTTATAGGAGAAGAAAGGAATTGTTCTAATTCAAATTTCTCATTAATTTGCTTAATAAGATTATATTTCTCTTTTGAAAGTTTGTTCTCATTTAACTTAGAGTGTGCTTGAGATACAGTATCTACAAACATTTCTGCTCTTGATTCGGAATTATACTTCTCTTTTAATAATAAATCATAAAGACGTAATTCTTTATTTAATTCAGTACCTGCAGCAAAGAATTCTTTTACTATATGTTTTGCGTTCTCCGTTTTATCTCCATTAAGTACCTCTAATGTTATTTGTCTTACTAAAAGCTCAAATAACACTCCAGTGTTCTTAACTTTGGAATGTTTTATTTTTTTCATTTATTACCCTATAATTTAACCTATGTCTATAAACTAACACATATAAATATAAACTTTTTAATGTTTATTAAAATTTGGTGTCATCTAATAAATTATTTTCATCTAAAAGGTCGGTTTTTTGTGTTTTTTCACTTAAAATTTTCTTTTTTGATGAAAATGCATTAATATATTCCTGCGCTATTCGTTTATTTGATTCGTTTGTTCTCATTTCTCTCTTTCTCTCACTCTCATTTTCTTTATTACCTAATGGGTCTCTACCCAATGGGTGTTTGTCTTTACCATAGGTATTTCCTTCTCTTGGCCTTCCACCTTTATTATCTACAATCTCTTGCTTCATTTTTTCAATCTCCTCCTCCACATTTTGTTGTTGCGGTGGATTTGCTGGGTCTTGTCCTTGCTGTTCAATTGAAGTGTGTCTGAAACGGTCTTTAAGGTCTAATATCATTTTAGCTCTTTCAGTATCCATATCATCTTCACTTATATTAAATATATTATGATACACCCAATCGGTAGATAACATGTTTAATGCTTTCGTATCACTTGCTAATCTAACTTTCTCACTCCAAAGATTTACTTTCTCTTGCTCATATATTGTAGAAGCGTTTGTTAAAGTAAGTTGGAAGTTTGTTAATTCAGAATCATCAATACCTTGCCCAGCCAAATGAACAATAGCTATTTTATATAATTCACTAACAACAGTTCTTTGAATTCTTTCAATAGTTCTAGCAAAACGAACATCCTGAGCTGCAAGAGTTGCTTTACCACTAATACCTTCTTCATATCCTAAGAATGCTTTAGGTATCTTTAATGCGCTAAATAATTTTGCTTTTAAGTAATCAATATCTTCAGTTGCTGTATATTCTAATCCACTTAAGTTATCTATTGATGTTCCACTATCTCCACCTCTAACAGGTAAGAAGAAATCTTCCGTAAGGTTTTGAATATTGTATTTTAAGTTGTAATCGCCACTATTCTTATCAACAAATGGAGTTTTTTTCATTTTGTTGATAATCTTTTGCATATAGCCATCAACCTCTTGTGGATTAATATTACCAATATCAATTTTGAACACTCTCTTTTCAGGTGCTCTCATAATACGATGAATTAACATCGCATCTTCCATTAAAGATAATTGTTTCCATACTCTACGACCACCTTCAATCATAGCCTTACCATATGGAAGGAAGTTTGTATCTGAAAGTAAACGGAAATGGGCCATTTCATAGTTCTCATATTCCTTTTTGCCAAATCTATCTAATTCAACTTTAAACTTAACATAGTTTTGGTTCATTGGTTCAGTACCTTCTAATCTTTCGGTGTTATATACAGAATATGGTAATACATTTACAATACCTTTACCTTCTGCAATTTCTAATGCTAAAAAGAAATCTCCGTATTTTACCAAGTTTCTTACCCAAGGCCATAAATTAAATTCTATATTAATTACATCATAAAATAAGTTGTGAAGTATTGCACTTACATTTTCATTTGTTGATTTAATTGCTAATATATCACCATATTCATTTTTTGTTGTTGATTCATCAGCGTATATATCTAATGCCGATGCTATAATTGGGTCATTATCCATAGCATCATAATCTCTGAATAATTCTCTACGAACTTGATGGTATGCCATTGATTGTGCACCCTGATTTGTTTCGTAGTAAGACCTTTGTAATTTTGTATATCTGTCTCTAAGATTTACGAAGTTTGTATTCATTTGGCGTTCATCCGTATCAACAACCTTACGTTTACCATCTTTATCAACGGTTACGATAGCTTGCGATGCAAACAACTTCTTTAATCTACCAAAAAAACTCCTATCATCCATTCCTTCTTGCTCTGCCATAATTTATTATTAATTTCTATAAAAATCCTATTTTGACATTATATAACATAAATATCGTAAAATATCAAAACCCTACAACCATTGAGTTAAATCTTCAAACCCATCACCAATTTTCATTCTCCACGGGTCATCATCCATACCATTACCACCACCATATACACCATTGTAAGTATGTGATGTAATACCACCAACCGCACTTTTGGTTAAATCAATACCCTCCTGTCTTAAACGAAGTGCAGTATCCCTAACCCATAATCCAATTGAAAATGCCATTACCAAGTCATCATTATAACCTTTCATAGCCTCTGCTCTACCATTCATATAAATAAATGTAAATAACTCATCTATTAAACGAGAAGAACGAACTATAATTGATTTTTCTCTAAAGTAATCAGTTAATTTAGATATGATTAAAGGTCTAGTTTTAGAAGTGGTTGAAAATCCAGCTACCAATCCTCTATCTTCAGCTCTATATCTATTTGTCATTTGATTTTCAGTATCAATATATTTTAAATCCTTACTCATATAGAATAAGTTTTTATAATCTCTATCAATTACTTGCTGAATTGTTGCCCATCCAATATTTGCATTCTCTATAACAAGTAGTGCATCGTTATATTCCGTTGAAAGTGCTACTAAGAAATTTCCAAAATCTTTAGTATCTACCTTACCTCTATATTCTGCAACCTGTACTGAATTGGCAATATCAATTACATGACACGTAGAATAATCGGCTCCATCTCCTCTAGCCACATCGGCCACTACCATGTAAGATTTATTATAATCAGCATGTTCCCATTTCCAAAGGTTTCCATCAAATCCACCTTTCTCAATTGGTGGTATTACATATGTTTCTTTATAAAACATTAATAATTCAGGTTCAATTACAGTTTCACCAGAAGATATAAAATCACAATCACATTCTTGTGCTGCTTTCTTTGTACCCAATAACTTCTCTTGCTCATCTCTCCATTTTTGGTCTCTTTCAGGATGAACTGTCCAATGTAATCTGATTGTATTAAATGGATTTGTACTTTCTTCCGCACCTAACCAAGTTTGATGAAACCAATTACCCACACCATTCGGAGTAGATAATGCTATACAACTACCACCCGTTGATAAGGTTGATTGAGCCGATACCCAAATCTCATCAATATCATCAATGAAAGCGGCCTCATCAAATATTAGAAGTGATAAGGCTTCAGAACGTCCTGCATCAGGAGAAGAAGCAATAGCCTTAATTTGAGAACCATTTTGTAAACGAAGGGAAAGTTTGTTATCTTCCATAGACCCACCTTTAAGCCATGTTGGAAGCAAATCATGCATTACTCTTACCTTTGTTACTAAGTTCTTTGCCACTTCTTGCTTTGTTGCAATTACCAACACATTAAAATCTGAATTAAATATCATTTTCCAAAGTGAAAACCCAGCACATAGTGTTGAGATACCAGTTTGACGTGATTTTAGAACTACATTAAATCTATTATCTTTAAATTGCGTTAAAGTCTTTTCCTGAAATGGAAATAATTGGAATGGTATTTTACCCCTTACAGGATGTTGAATCATGCAATACTTTTTCATAAAATGTATCGGGTCTACCGCACATTTTTTATATTCGTCTGCAATAATATCTTTTAAGGATTTCTTTTGTGTTATACCAGTACTCATATTAATCTTTAAGAGGTCTTACTAAATCGTAATTTTTATCTTTTAATTTATCGTAAGCCTCATTTCTTAATTTAGTAGCTTGTTCAATCTC